CAATATTTCATATTTTCTATTACTTTTTAAAGTGGATAGTTTGACTGGTTTGTGTTGTTTGCGCTTTTTTTTCCCTCCACGTTCTTCTTCGTAATCAGTTTCCGGTTCTGTTTCCATTTCTTCAACTAGGTTTGACTCCTCGGGTTCCCCATAGTCAGCAATTTTGAATATAGTCCACGGTTGTGTCGGTCTATCGTGCAGATAGGGTTTCAAGTAGGCCCATTGTCGGAACTCATTACAAAAATCGTCTTTTGAAAAAGGTGTCCCACAACTATTTCCATAAATCAATTCAAAAGACATAGCCCTTGCTTGTGCGCTATCCACAACACAACCATCCAACGCTCCTCTGGGTTGATTTGGCAATGGACGTGACGGGTCAGACATGTATTCTCTCTTATCTTGGTAATAATGACTACAAACCGTTCTAGAACAAGGATTGTCTTCTTTTTCTAAATAGACATCGTAATGGTCTGCTATAATTTTTTTGGCAACTGCCAAATTTATTGTTCCCATATTTTCTTGCATCAAGTCTTCGAGTCTAACTCTGCGAGCACCTTGATGTCGTCTTGTATCATTAAATCCACTATTCGTGCATTCTAAATTGCGAATACGAGGGTCGTAGGCGGCGTTAAACCCAATATAATACCCCGATTTGGTTCTCTCTACACTGTGGTATTTGAGTCCGAGTTCAAGTCGCATAATTTCTTTTGTATTGATATCTCCAAATAACCACGAATTTGCGTAATCACCCGAATTATCTTTTAATAAAGTATCTACATATTCATCTAGTGACCTTCCATATTGCATGGCTTGTCTTATGCGACATGAAATGGGAGATTTATTTTCAAAGGGTAAAAACCCACCAATCGTGGTTTCGGTTCCAATAATTCCCGCTGTTGTGACAAAAAAATCAGTTCCACTCCATATCCAACCAGGGAATGTCTGCATCAATATTCGCTCACCATTTTCAGGATAAATATCCACAACGACATGCGCCCACTGACCATCCGCAAAGTTGGAAAAGTTATTATGCGCTACAACAATTTCACCATCTTCGGTGACACCGTTACCAACAGCAATAAATGCGCTACAACGATCGGCAGCGCCACCCTCACCTCGTGCACCCCGACTACTGCTTGCGGTTCCGTCCCCCCCTCGGTTTGGATACCAATAATCCAATAATGTCATGGAGTTGTTCCACGCTAAAACCTCATCTACGGTGGTTACGTTGTCACCATGACCATCACCTTGACCTAGTCCGTTTTCTCTCGCGTAAGCGTTAATTCCGTCGGTAATCCCTTCTATTTCCTCGTAAAACTCACTAAATTTTTCCATGATGGTTGGTTTCAATAATTCAGCACCTTTATCAATAAAATATTGCCATTCTTCTCCAGTGTCGTTATAAACAACAAAGTTCAACATTTTTTGGACTTCAATGAAATCCGTAGCTATGTAGTATCCATAAGTGTATCCCCGTTCTCTCGGTTTTCCGCGAATAGAAATATATTTCCACCCATTTAAATCATAACTTGACCCATTCATAGGTTTTCCTGAATTTATTCTATTTTTAAATTCAGAGGGACGTGTGTTATTTTCTTCCTCCATTTCTTATATTATATTACCGACAATAAATCAGCAATGTCCACCGGGAACCCAGGAAAATTATAACAGTTTTTCATAAAGAAATCTTATGATAGGAAAAGGTAAGGAATTAAAATTCCCCGAAGGGCGGGGAGGGGGCAAGGGGGAACCGGGGGTTCCCCCTACAATAAATGTTAGGAATGAACCTTCAACTCTGGTTTGGGGTTCATGAACCCACTAATAATATGTAAAAAACTAATCATATATCCAGTCATCAATACAAAAAAAGCAATAATATCGCTTCTATATATTTTCTTTTTCAAATAAAACTCGTTGATAATCAAAACCAATACAAATTGTGTAATAATAAGCAAAAAGGTATCTTGTGTAGGAGTGACTAAGTTATATCGATGTCCTATGTCCACCGCAAATGTCATAAAAAACCAATCAGCCCATGCGTAGGGAAGTGCCATTTTCAATGACTCAAAATAACTCAAATTTTGATAGGGGAGAGTGACATACGCCCCCCACATACAAAGTGACTGCGCCGTAAAAAATAAAGCAAAATATAAAACATAATACAAAAAACGATTAAATGTTGAAATATTGTTGGTTATTGTCATTTACTCGCCTGTCAATATAAAGTATTCATATATATTATTATCCAGATGGAGAAGTGGAGTTTTGCGTATACCTTTCTCTTTTGGATATTTCTAAATGTGATGATTATGATAACCATGGATTTAGCACTTTTTATGCAGACTACGTTCAAAACGGGAGAAGCGTCTATTTATAAAAAATTATTGATCTCCGAATTTTGGGCTACTATGGAGTGGTTATTTGTGATTCCTTCTCAGAGAATTGGCATTACATTTTTGAATCCGGCACAATTAGACATGAGTTCTTATGTGTTTGATTTTTTGGGGCAAATTTTGAGTAATAAATTTTGGTTAAAATTACCGACAACAATTGATGATTACTGTGGAATGTTTTTGATTTTACTTGGAATGTATTTTTCAAAATATAGAACATTTGGTTAGGTCACCTTTGTAAAGGTAGTGCCAAACTCTGCGTGTTAACGTGGTGGTTCACTTTGTACAATAAAAGACAAAATAAATTACTTAAAAAACAACTTACAACAATCTCGTAAAATTATTATAAGTTGATATGAATTGGAACGATATAGACCATTCATTTTGTGAGGCCAACATTCGCGGAAAACTCCCCGAATATTTTAACAGTGTTACTGGATTATTTTTAATTTTATTTGGATTACATGGACTTTGTTCTATCAATGATAACTATTTCGTAGAACTTTTATACGGTATGTTAAGTATTGTAGGGATTGGAACGGTGGGTTATCATTATTATGGAACATATGGGTGGGCGTTGTTGGATGAAACCCCAATGTTATTAACTACTTATACAGGTGTATTTTATACGGAACATGTACGAAGAAAAATAGATAACGTGAAACAACAACCCCAGATTCAAAAGTGGGTATTACTAGTTGAAACGCTATCTATGTCATTGTTTCTTGTATTGAACAGTCTAGAAAAATATCGTCTTTATTTTCCTGCTGAATTTTCATTCTTAGTTATTTATCTTTATTACAAGATTTACAAAGTAATTCAGTTATTATCGGAAGAACGCAAGAAACAAATCATGAACAAGATTATAGCAACAACCGCAACTGTAGTGGGAAGTGCTGGGTTTTGGATAATTACAGAAAATGTTTGTAATCGATATCATCATGATTTGTTATTAATGGGTCATCCATTGTGGCATTTTTTTGTGGGTCATGGGTTTTATAATTTAATACAAATTATGTATTTTATTGAATGCATTCAAAAATGCGACAACGTCAATCTACACTACGAATTTTTCTATCTGATAAAAATAAAAAAATGCCAATAATATACATAATATATATGTCATACAATCTAAGTTACGAAAAAATCGTTATTCATAATGATTATGATAATACAAACGATATTATAAGACGTGTTGTATTATCAGACGAAACAAACCCAGAAATAGGACATTTTACAATAGAAGGAAAGGGTTACGGTGACTCTGAGGAGTGTTTTGATTCTGGAAATACGTGTTCTATGACAATATCACTTGATGATGAAAATCAAGGAAAAGGATTGTCTAGAAAAATGATTGAACACATGGTTAAAAACGTTAAAAAAGATTATTCTCGAATACGCGGAGACCAAATGTTATTTATTGATGGTGATGGAAGTGGAGGTTTTTGGGGTTATATTGGAATGAAACCACATCGATATGGATATGATTATACAGGAGATAGAGAATATGAAGGAAAAGGATATGAAAAAATGTTGACATTTCAAGAGTTGGTAAATTTTGTAAATAATTCCAAAAAAGGAAAAGGAAGAAATACAAAAAAAATAAAAACAAAAAGAAATAAAACCCGCAAACACAATAAACGTAGATTAAGAATAACATAAAAGAAAATTTCTTTATTGGAGGAGTCCATGATTTCTATGAAATGAAAATCCAACCAATATAAAGTTTATCTAAATGATGTCTTGTTTTTTCCAAATTATAGTTATACGATTTGTATACCTCTTTCACATGTAAAAATCTAGCAAAGAATCCAATAAACATAATTAACAAGAGAGAAACAACGAGTCGAATATTAACAATTTTTGATAATAACTTACCAAAAAAAATATAACTAGCCAAGTTGAAAGCACCCGCGTAAATAATTGTATGAAATAAAACAGAGAGAAAAATTCCCATAAAAATGTCTTGTCGAAACATGGAACTAAATGGCAAATTTGGATTCGTAGTTTGTAAATACAAATCCGTAAACATTATATATAATTATATTATATATGATTTTGGATAAATATATTTCTTTTACACCTTTTCTCATTTAAAACGCCCATTTTTCAGAGCAAAAAAATAAAAAAAAGTGTAAAATCAATAATAGGAATTTCACCTACGATAGTCTAACTTTTTCCTGTTCTTCTTTGGTATTGGAACAGGTGAAAGACGAAATTTGGAATTGCGGTGGTCTTTGTTGTTTTTCTACCCACCACTTTGTTAAATTCATTATGTTTATGGATGAATTCGCATCTCGTGTTCTAAATACGGTTTGTTTGACTTGAGGTCTCACACAGTTAGAACACACTAAAAGACGGAATTGTTTCTCTCCATTCTTGTTCCTGTAATATTCTAAATTATTATAACATTCACAGCATTTTTTACTTGTATTACATTCATTAACAGTAATTGTATCGTATTTCTTATGGATTTGTTTTCGTAATCCTTTATTCATGGTAGGCATAAAATGTTTCATTTGGGTGCTTCTTGACCAATTACCATAACCAATAAGAATATTTTCACCAAAAGTTTCCTTGATTTTATTCATGAATTTATCCATGCTTTTCTTACCATAACTATATTGGCGGAATTTCATTTTTCTCCATGTTTCTCGTTGGTAGAATTCTAATACCTTCTTATTGAGTTTATCCTTTTCAACCAAGTAAGTTTTGAATTTTTCATAATTTACAGATTTGCTATTTTCAAAAGAAAGTTCAGTTTCATACTCATTTATTTTATTTTTATTCTTTTCCTCTAACAAAATGCGTTGATTACATTTTGCTTTACTTTCTATTTTTCTTTGAGGTGCTGTATATTGTAGTTTCTTCCCATTACTATCCATCATATAAACTAATGAACGCTTTCCTGGGTCGCAACCAACAATATTTCTTGGTTTCAATTCATCTAATTGTTCCTTTGATAAATCCTCAATATTATAGAAATCTTGTTCGGGCAAAGTAGGCACTTTTGAACCCCATTTTTTATCTTTCAAATCTTTACGAATGAAAAGCAAACAACAGGAAATTCCATCTGTTTGAATTTGGTGGTGAAACTGGTAATGTTTATTCTTGAATGTTTTATGGTTCAAGTTCAAAAAACCATTCCAAATATCATGTTGGTTATCCTTAATATTTTTCAATAATTCACCCTTTTTTATTTTATTCCCATCCTTATCTTTTTCAGGACAGAATAAACTTACCAAACAAGCAGTATCCAATATGATATGTTTTGGGATGATGTTGTTTCTTAATGGTAAGGGTTGGAATAATTTACTTTCTTGTGTTTCCAATACAGAGTTCATATACAACATTCCTTTCAAATAAGAAAATGGTCTAACTTTCACATCATAATGAATTGATTTTTTAATGTCCTTTGGAAAAATGTGAGGTAAATGGGTGAGTTTCCATTCGTTAAACATTTCATTTGTTTCTGTTTCCAATTCTAATACCTGTTTCTTTAATTGAAACAAGGTTGCTTTATCTTCTGTAATTTCTGTGGTTGTTTTATTGATAAAGCGTAAGAGGTGTTGAATAAAATGCTCTTGTGCGTTATTGGATAAAGAAGTATGTATTTGTGTTGCTAAATAAGGAAGCATAAACGTGGTATTTTTCAAATTGGTT